CAGAGGAACGCTAAGAAAAAAGCTGAAGAAGAAGCAAAAAAATTAAACTTAACACAAAGAATACCACAACCCACAGGGTGGCGAATATTAGTTATGCCTTACATGGGCAAAGAAAAGACTGAAGGTGGTGTTTATGTACCAGATCCAGTAAGAGAAAGAGAAGCACGAGCAACAGTTACAGCATATGTAGCTAAAGTGGGACCTCTTGCTTACAAAGATATAGATAAATTTGGCGAAGACGGAGCGTGGTGTAAGGAAGGCGATTGGGTTTGCATTGGTCGTTACGCTGGTTCACGATTCCAAATAGAGGGTGGGGAAGTAAGAATAATCAATGACGATGAAGTCATTGCAACCATTGTCGATCCTGACGACATCAAATCATACGGAGTTTAGTATGCAAGAAGAAGAAAAACTGAAGGTAGAAGAAGTTGAAGAAGAAGGTCAAGAAATAGAGATAGAGGAGAAAGCTGATGATAGCAAACAAGAAGAAGTTGTCGTTGATACCAAAGCTCCAACCGAGGATAAACAAGCAGAGTCTGATGACTTGTCTGAATATTCGGAATCTGTCAAGAAACGTATTAGCAAGCTTACGTCTAAGTTCAGAGAAGAAGAGAGACAGAGAAATGAGGCAATTAAATTTGCTGAGTCTGTTAAAAAACAAAACGAAGAATTAAAGTCTAAACTAGATAAGTTAGACAACACTTATGTTGGTGAGTTTGATACAAGAGTTCAATCTCAATCAATAGCTGCAAAAGAAGCTTATAGAAAAGCTGTAGAAGAGAATGATGTTGATGCTATGTATGAGGCACAGCAGAATATTTCTAGAATAGCTATGGAAGAGGCTAGATTAAATCAAATTAAAAAAGATAGAGAAGAGGAAGCTGAAAGAGTTAAAGCAAATGGAGCTACATCTGCTCCTGCACAAACTAATCCAGAAGCACCTCCTCCAAAACCAGACCCAAAAGCAGAGGATTGGGCAAAGAAAAACACATGGTTCGGACAAGACCAGACCATGACTTATGCAGCTTTTGGCTTACATAAACAATTAATTGAAGAAGAAGGGTTTGACGCAACGTCAGATGACTATTATAATGAACTAGATAATAGGATTAGATCGGAGTTTCCGCATAAATTTCAAGAAACTCCTAGAAAATCTAATAGTCCCAGAGTCGCCTCTGCTGGGACAACGGCTTCTAAGTCGTCATCACCAAAGGGACGCAGAACAGTCAAGTTGACTGCTTCGCAGATTGCTATTGCGAAACGGCTGAATGTTCCGCTTGAAGAATATGCTAAATATGTGAAGGAGTAGAAACATGGCAGAAAAAAGAACAACACGAGATAATGAAAGTCGTGCAAAGACCCCGGCAAGAAGAAAGCCGTGGGCACCCCCATCAAAGTTGGCTATGCCAGATGCACCCGCTGGGTACAAACATCGTTGGATTAGAACTCATTTAAGAGGTGAGGATGATAAAACGAATATGCACTCAAGACTTCGGGAAGGCTGGGAACCAGTTAGAGCGGATGAATATCCAGAATCTGGAGACATGTATCCGACTATTGAAGAGGGCAAAAATGCAGGGGTAATTGGTGTAGGTGGTTTAATGCTTGCCCGAATACCAGAAGAAACGGTACAAGAAAGAACTGAATATTATCGGGACCAGACCCGCAACCAGATGAAAGCCGTGGATGAAAACCTAATGAGGGAACAGCATCCCTCGATGCCAATCCATACGGAAAGGCAAAGTCGTGTATCTTTCGGTGGGAAACCAAAGCCTACCGAGTAACTATAATGAAGCAATAAGGAGCTTAAAATGGCTAATGTAAACGTAAAGTTTGGGTTAAAGCCGATTAGTGTTATTGGTGGTGGCATCAATTCTACTAGTCAGTATTTTATCAAAAGCGATGCTTCAGCGATTTATCAGGGTTCTCCAGTTGAAGTCGAGTTGACAGGTGGAACCGCAGCAATCATAACAAGTGCAGATGGAGATGGTAAACAACTCCTTGGTGCTTTTGCTGGTTGCGAATACGTTGATGCATCTACAGGTAAAATGACCTGGAGAAACTATTGGGCAGGGTCAGGTACTGCCGATACTAACCACGATATAAAGTGTTTTGTTTATGACAATCCAATGCAAAAATTTATCATTGCATCAGATGGTACAAACACTAGTAGAGCAACTGCAAAAGCAGATATATTCAAAACAGCACAATTAGCAACAGCTACTGCTGGAAGCACCACAACTGGTCTTTCAAGTGCTATGATTGATATATCAACAGCAGAAGCGTCAGATCCTTCAAACCCTCTAATGATTGTGGGTCTTCATGAAGATGTGACAAATGCTGATCACTCTGCCGCAGGTATCTCTTATATCGTTAAACTCAACAATCATGTGTACGCCTCTTCTAGTGGTGACGCTGATGCTGCTATATCATAAGGAGTCTTAACTATGGCAATTTCAAGAGCACAACTCGCCAAGGAATTAGAGCCGGGTTTAAACGCCCTCTTTGGTATGGAGTATAATAGGTATGAAGGTCAACATGCAGAAATCTTTGACACCGAGTCATCTGACAGAGCGTTTGAAGAAGAAGTAATGTTGAGTGGATTTGGAGCTGCACCGACTAAAGCAGAAGGTAACGCAGTGACATTTGACGATGCAAATGAGGCTTATACTGCAAGGTATAACCATGAGACAGTTGCAATGGCGTTCTCAATAACAGAAGAAGCAGTAGAGGATAACCTTTACGACAAGATTTCTTCTCGTTATACAAGAGCACTTGCAAGATCTATGGCACATACTAAGCAAGTAAAAGCAGCAAATGTATTAAATAATGCATTCGACACTTCCGTAACAGGTGGTGACGCAAAAGCATTATGTGTATCAGATCACCCATTAACAAATGGTGGTACATTAGATAATGTTGCAGCAGCAGATCTTAACGAAACATCTTTAGAAGATGCATTAATCAGTATTGCAGGTTTTACAGATGAGCGTGGATTAATCATTGCTTTAAGAGGCATGAAGTTAATTATACCTCGTCAGTTACAATTTGTAGCAGAAAGATTAATGGCATCAAATCTAAGAACAGGAACAGCAGATAACGATGTTAATGCTGTGAAGTCAACTGGTATGTTACCAAATGGTTACTGCATAAATGACTTCTTAACTGATACAGATGCTTTCTTCATTAAGACAGATGCTCCAAATGGTCTAAAACATTTTGAGAGAATGGCTATGGCTACTGCTATGGATCCAGATTTCGAGACAGGAAACATGAGATATAAGGCAAGAGAAAGATATTCTTTTGGTTTCTCTGATCCTCGTGCCGTGTATGGTTCACCAGGAGCGTAAGCTTTATTACAATTTAAATAAAAGGGCAGTTACATACTGCCCTTTTTTGTGTATAATAAACTAAACCTTGACAGTTGCATGGTGCGACTGACATTTGCCAAGACAAGGAGATTGATATGGCTAATACAACTTTTTCGGGTCCAGTCCGATCCGAAAACAATTTTAAGTTAATTAGTAAAGATACTACTACTGGCTTAATTTCGGACAGAACAACAATAAATGGTCTTAAAGATAGTAGAAGATATTACTTAGAAGAGTATTTTTTACAAAGACCTATACTTAATGCAAACCTAGACGCTGCATCAACTGTTGAAGTAGCAAGAGCAGGTCAAAAGAATTTTGAAGTTTTAGGAACTAATATGACTTCTGCATTATGTACTTTTGCTACAACTTCAGCAGGAATTAATATGACAACTGCTGGTGCAGATCAAGATCAGTCAATTTTAGCACCTCACCTTGATAATGCAGGAACTGGTGACACAGATTCAATATCTGCATGGACAGGTGTTCAATGGGGAACAGAAAACTCTACTCATTGGGAATGTTCTATAATGTTACCTGCACTTGACAACCAGAAAGTATGGGCAGGATTAAAGCTAACTAATGATCAATTAGTAGCAACAGATGCTAATCAAGCATTTTTTAAATATCAAACAGATGCTACAAATTCAGAAGCATTTGATGATTATGCAAAATGGCATTTTGTTCATAGTATTGGTGGAACTGATTACATTTCTCAGTTACCTATTACAGTAGCGGCTAACACCCCATATCATTTTAAAATTGAAATTGATAGTGATAGAAAAGCATCTATATTTGTTAATGGACAACAATATAATGTAACTTCGACATCAGGTTCAACAGGTGGTACAGCGGTTACAACGGGAACTACTAAAACAGCAGCTTTAACTGATGATGTTGATTTTATTCCTTATATTGGAATTGAAGCAGGAGCAGCAGCCGCCGAAGCTGTAAATGTTCACTACACTGCAATAAGCAGAGCTATGTACGAATAAACATTAGTGGGGGTTAATTCCCCCACATTTTAATAAGGAGATTTAAATGGCGGGAACAATTTCAGATGTCAAACCAGCCTTTATAAGTGACGAAGTTGCGGCAGATGACGATTTTATAGTTACTGCAGCTAGACCAGATACCGCAGCCACTTTAGCAAATTCATCTTTTGCTTCTGGTGGAGCAAGAATTTTAAACGTAACAACAACTGGAACTGGTGACAACGCCAAGACAAACACTATTGTTGGAACAGATGTTTTTGGAAATGCTTTAACAGAAGTAATAACTTCAACAGGTTCTGCTGAAGCTGTGGCTGGGACAAAGTATTTTAAAACAATAACTTCAGTTACAAGTTCTGCACAATTTGCTGCAAATTTAAAAGTAGGAGCAACAACTTCTGCCTCTCAATCTGTAGGTGACGGAAGCAGAGTTCGTTTAAAAGGATTTTCAATCGTGTCTGGTGGATCAGCAGGTGTTGTAGAATTTATCAATGGTACTCCAGAAGATGGTACTGTGTTATTTAAAGCAAGAACAATAGGTACAGATAATACAACTCTTGATAGAACTATTCCACAAAACGGGGTACTTTTTGATAGTGGCTTATCTATTAGATATACTATAGGCACTGTAGACATGATGACCTTTTTCTTCGCATAGGAGTAGAAGTGTATGAAACCAAAAGAAATATCAACTGGCGTTTGTATAGTCTTATTCGCAGGTGCGATTGGATGGTCTGTGTCAACTTTAATTGAAGTTGATAAACGAACAGCTGTTATGGCAGAAAAAGTATCTGAAAATCATAAAATGATCCACACTTTGTGGAAAGACTTTATTAGGAGAAATACAGGTGACAATCTTGCGAAGTTCTATGAGCAAACAAATAACAAATGGCACTAGAAAAAGAAAAAGAAAGAGAAAAACAAAAAATAATAAAAGGAAATCCTGTTAAGTATTGCACAGGCTGTGGAAAGAAGAAATGGTCTTGCAGATGTTATAGGGTTAGTGGTTTTGAGGAGATGAAAAAAGCCAAAGAACGACAAAGATGACTTCTGTCACAAAAAGTAGTATAGTAATATAAAAGTAGCATCACTAAAGAAAAGGTAAAAACAATGGAAAGAATGGAGAAAAAAGGTAAAAAGAAAGATGTATCTGATTTTGCCGCAACCAAAAAAAAGATAGGTCCAAGAGATAAATCTGACTTTGCAGGTAAGAACAAGGTTCTTAAAAAGATAACTAAAGATAAATCTGATTTTGCGGGTAAAAATAAAGGCCCTAGAAAAGATACATCTGATTTTGCCGCAACCAAAAAAAAGATAGGTCCAAGAGATAAATCTGACTTTGCAGGTAAAAATAAAGGTCCAAGAGATAAATCTGACTTTGCAGGTGTTAACAAAGCACCTAAAAATATTAAAAAGGCAAATGTAGTTAAAACAGGTGGAAGCTATAAAATAAAATCTGGAGACACTATGTCTGCTATAGCTAAGAGAAGAGGAACCACAGTTGCAGAAATAATGAAGGCTAATCCTTCTATTAAAAATAAAAACAAAATTTTTGCTGGTAAATCTTTAAAAATGCCTAGTTCTAAGGGAACTAAAAAGAAAAAAATTGATTTTTCTAAAATTGTTTCTATTGCTAAAAAATCTAGAGGTAAGAAAGCATCAACATAAATGGCAACATCAAATTCAAGAGATTTCGACTTAGATGTCGGTGAAATAATAGAAGAAGCTTATGAGCGTTGTGGCTTGGAGATGCGAACTGGCTATGATGCTAAAACAGCTAGACGTTCATTAAATCTTATGTTTGCTGATTGGGCAAACAGAGGATTGAACATGTGGACTGTTACACAAGCTACTAAATCTATTACTTCTGGTACGGCAACTTATTCCTTCGATGCTACTCATGTCGATCTCTTGGAAGTTGTTTTAAGAAATAGTAGTAATGTTGATTTTACATTAACTCAGATGAGTAGAAGTGAGTATTTGACTATTCCA